TGCCTTCCTTGATGTGGGAACAAGTGCAAGTAACGTTGTTCAACTTGATGGAACAGCCAAACTTCCTGCAGTTGATGGTTCACAGCTTACAAACTTACCAAGTGCACCTGTGACTTCTGTCAATAGCTTGACAGGTGCTGTGGTAGTCAGTGGTAACGATATAGCAGCGGATCACACAGCGGTGAACTATACTGCAAGTAATGCCAATGTAGATGGTCACTTAAGTGGGATTGATACCAAGTTTGGAACACTTGGCACAGCTTCAACAGCTGCTACAACCGACTTCTTGCAAGTCACAAACAACTTAAGCGATTTAAACAACGCAACCACAGCAAGAAGCAATCTTGGACTTGGTACTGCAGCCACTCAGAATGTGGGAACAAGTGCAGGTAATGTTGTTCAACTTGATGGAACAGCCAAACTTCCTGCAGTTGATGGCAGTCAATTAACCAATCTACCAAGTGCACCTGTAACAAGTGTCAATAGCTTGACAGGTGCTGTGGTTGTCAGTGGTAACGATATAGCAGCGGATCACACAGCGGTGAACTATACTGCAGCCAATGCCAATGTTGATGGTCACTTCAGTGGTGTAGATACTAAACTTGGAACTTTACTTGCAGACATTACAGGTGAAAGTCTAAATGACTTAAGTGATGTTTCATTCACAGCAGGGGCAGGGATAGACAACTATGTTTTGACTTATGACAATGGAACTTCTTCTTGGGGGGCTGAAGCTGTGCCTAGTGCACCTGTAACAAGCGTTAATGGAAATACAGGTGCTGTGGTTCTTAGTGGTAATGACTTGGCAGCAGATCACACAGCGGTGAACTACACAGCGACCAATGCCAATATTGATGGCCACCTTAGTGGGATTGACTCCGCTTTAGGTTCAGTCAGTGGTTCAAAACCAACGGTGACAAGTGCAAGCCCTAGCACAGATTACACAATAAGCACTTATACTGCTATTGAAGAAGTTTATATTCTTAATCCTAGTGCTTCCATAAATGTCAATTTGCCAAGTGCTTCAACAGTCACGAGCGGTTACAAATACAATATTAAAAATGTATCAGCTACAGCCAGCTTGACAGTTGACCCAAATAGCACAGAAACGATTGATGGAGCGACCACTTATACACTTAATGTTCAGTATCAATCTTTAACTATCGTTTCAGATGGTTCTAATTGGCATATCATTTAAGAGAGGTCACAAATGAGTTATCGTTGCAGAAATCCAAAGTCTACAATTATGATCCAACTGTCTGCAGATGGAACACAAACAGCCGCTTCTGATGGTGATAAAATATTGTTTCCAACTAAGACCACCACAGGAAGTGATGGTGTAAGCATTAGCTCTGGTACAATCTCGCTTGATAGCTCTAAAACCTATTATCTCAGTGTACACGTTGATTGTAACCGACCATCAACCACAAGCGACTTTAGCGCTGAATGGTGGAATGAAACAAGTTCAACACAGCTTGGTAAATCAGATGGAGCTTTTGAAGCAAGATGGCTACCAACAGGCGCATTCTATTATAATGGATCAACACTTGGCCAGCTGACACTTGTTAATCCTACGTTTGATATTAGCGTGAGAGTCAATCGACTAGGTGCAAGCAATACAGCAAATATTAGTCAATACTTTCATCTTTTCATTATTGAAATAGACGATTAGAGGGGGCTTTATGAGTTATGATCCGAGTGAAGGGGGCGGTGTGGTTTTCAGTGCATATATTGCAGGAACTACTTCTGTGGCTTTACCGACAGCTTCAGGTGGTTCTTACACTTTTCAATGGGACAGTGCCAATGATGCTTGCTCGATAGTCAGCAACACAGTCCAATGCAATCACTACGCAAGCACAGCGACTTGTGATATTGCCACAGGTAGTGCTTCGCAAACAGTGTGGGCCTATGGTTTTAAGAATGGTACTTACTACACAGGTAGTCACTTATATAATAGCTATGCAAAAGGTGACGATAATGGGTGGGGAGTCCACAGAGATACAAAAGACTTAGTGGTTGATACCAAGATTATCTTTAGAATTGCAGGAGGTCGCAACCAAGAAGGACTTGACCAATTAGCAGGGATAATAATATGACATATTTAGCAAAACCAAGAGCTGGCGTAAGAGTTGATTTACTAAAGTTCAATTCACTTTCAAGTATTGCTGTAGGTTCAATCTTCACTGTGAACGATACACCAAAAAACACAAGTGCGGTTATTAATGGCAGCGGTTACATTGAACTTCATGATGGCTCTTCATGGAGATTGGAAGCAAATTGCCTTTGCCAATACTCGACCACGTCAAGTGCTTATGAAAGTATTTGGTGGTGGTATGATGGAACAAGCAACTTGGGAAACAGGGGCAGAATGTCAAACTTGGCCAATACTCAAATCAGTAGAGGTTCTTGTACTTTGCTTTTAAGGTCCACAGACATCACAGGCACAATCACCATCTACCCAAGGATAAGCAACTTGTCTGGGAGTCCTGGCTATGATGGAACTTACACACCTTTACCACATGTAAGAATTTACGAAATACCAAACTAAGAGAATGAACATGATGCAAGAATTATTGATGAAAGACCATTTCACTTATGCCTTGGTGATTGGCACAATCATTTTAAGTGTTACAGCGGGCTACTTCTTAGGCCACCAAGACAAGGCGGTTATCTGTGCTCAATACATCACAGACCTTGAAGACCTTAAGGTCAAGAAAGCTACCTGTGACACTGACTTGACAACCTGCAAAGGCAAAGGTGCTGCCAATGGTGTGCTTCAATGCAAGCCCATTTGTGACCAACAAGTGAAGGTTGCACTTGAGACACAGAAGGCTTGGAACTGTGATGATTAACATCTTCTTAAGTGTCTTACTTGTGCTTATGCCTTTGAAGCCAGCAAACATTCCCCCAAATTGGATATATCTTGGTGAAAAGGTTGAACCAATCAAAGGAATCAAGGCTGAACGTGGCTTTGTCTTAACCTTTGAAGGTGCTGTGCTGACTGTGCCTGACTTTATCAGAATCAAGAGCATCATCGAGGGCAGCAAAGACCTTTGTGTTTATGCTGTGGATAGTGCCTTGAAAGAGTGTAATGACGGTATGACCAAGGCTTTAAGTGAAGCTCATGGAAGGGAAACCAACCACTTTGAAATCATAACGGCCTATGAATCAAGGCTTGGCAAGTATGAGCTTCAAATTGGCAACCTTGAAGAGTCATTGCAGACTGAGAAAAAGAAGTCTAAAATGTTGTTATTCATTGCAAGTGGTCTTGGTGTTGTGGCCACCTTGTTCACTACTTTATACTTTGCAAAGGATTAACATTATGGACATGAGCATGTTTGATATTGGAACAGTGCTGGCAGTACTTGGTTTATTTTACAAACTAAGTGCAGATAAGGCCGCACATGCTGAAGAAATGGGAAAGCTCAAGCAACAAGTCAGATCACTTGAAAGTCGTACAAGTCGCATTGATGATCGACTAGAGAGCATTGATGACAAGCTGGGAAACTTACTGACTGCAATCATCAAGCTAGAAACTATCATTGGACAGAAGGGGCAGTCTTAAGCGATTGCAAAACACCCTTCAACTTTTAAGTAGTATTCTTTTCTTGTTGAAGGAGACCGCTTTATCTGATATGGTGAACTCACCAATCTAAAAGCAATTTGGTCTCCAATTTGTTTTTTCAAAAGCTCCTCCTGTTCGGTCGCCAAACTTTTCAGGGAAGGGGCTTTTGGTCATTTTAGTCTTTAGATTTTACTAATTTTGGTTGCTAACTTTTAAAGCGATTCAAGCAAAGTGGCAAACACGTTCCAATCATTGGGGTCCATGTGACTTAACATTCTTATTGCTTTCTTTTTGTCCTCCATTTCATTGGCCACAATAAGAGACTTGACGAAAGCACCACAAGCCAATCTTGGACCATACCAGGCAGGGCTTGCGGTCTCCAAGATAGGATATTCAGCAACAAAACCTTGGTGGATTGCTTCAACCTTTTCTTCTTCTCCTTTGTACCAATCAATATCAAAGGACCAAGACTTACGACTGACCTTATGAATGATGACATTGAAGAAGAATGATTCAAGCTCTTGGGCGGTCATGTCTGCAAGTTCTACCTGTTGACGTGATGTTGCTTGGTTCACTTCTTCAATGGGTATTTCATGCTCTTCACATACATTCAAGAATTCAGCTTCATTGCTGAAGTTCCAAGGGCAATCCTCTAGCTGAGTCTTTTTTTTTGGTTGCTCCTTTGGTGGTGCTGCAGGTGTTGGTCGAGTGCTGGGAACTTTCATTGGTTGTGGTCTTTGGCTTATGTTCAACTCTTCACCAAGACTTTCTGCACTTATCTTTGCTCTTTCATCATCACTCATGTTGGTGCTGTCTGCTATTTCATCAGCTGAGTAGATACCACTTACAGCATCGGGAAAGACAGCACGAAGGCCCATTGTCAACACACGACTTCTTAACATTTGCAAAGGCATTTGTCTCCAATTCCTATTCTTGGTCAGCCCTTGAGCATCAGCCATCTCCATGGTGTAAGTGAACTCATGGACAATCTCTTGCGGTTCATCACTTCGAGCAAAGACCATTGAGCAGTGGTTAATATCCCAAGTGACGATTTTCATAAATCTTACAAGGCCAGAGCTTCGACAAATACCTGCCATTGCATCAGCATTAAGGGAGGGCTTGCCACGAAGGCAAAAAGACTGAGTAGATACAAGGCCCATATCACCATTGAAGTGATGACCAAATGAAGCATGACACTTAAGAAGGTCAAGTGGTGCTTGGTTGTCAAGTAAGGTTGCAATCTCTTTTGCTTCTTCAAGGTTCTTTGGTACATAGATAGATTGATACATAATGGTTCTCCTGTGGTTGTGTCAGTTTAAGGTCTTATTGGATCATGTCTGGTGTTCTTGGGAATTCGGGAAAGGTCTTGGCTGCCTTCAAGTGAACCTTCCAATCAATTTGGTGATTATCACACCAATCTTTCACTTCATCATAAGAAGGTGTGAAGGTGTCACTACCAATCAATAGCTTTCTTTGATAAGGGCTTATTGCTGATCTTACCTTATCAGCACAAAAAGCAGCTTCATCAAATTCAACAGTTTGCAAGTAGGCTGTAAGCATCATCATTACAACGATAGCTAAGAAGGCGATTCCAACATCTTGAGCAAGTCTTTGGTCGGGTGTCATTGTCATTTTAAGGTCTCCTGGTTGTTTGTGGTTTAAAAGTTTCGGTTAAAGGCCAAGGCTTCTTCTTGGTCTAGTTCGTCATCAAGTTCTTCTTCGTACTCTTCAACGTCGTTTTCTTCGGGGTCAATGGTGTCATCTTCTGAGTCATACTCATCAATGCTGTTCTCGATAAAGTCATTCCAATCATCAATGTTCATTGTTCTGTAACCTTTATAGTAATCTTGGGAATAAAGTCTGTGGCGGTGAAATAGTCAGTTTGAAAGGAAAGCACATTGGCTTGTTCTGCCAATGATTGTGCCAGCTCATCACTTGGCACTAAGTGGTTGTTAATGATTCTTGACAAGTAGCCAAGTGTGATTCCTGTTCTTTCAGCGAGTAAAGAAAGTTTAACATGCTTTTTAAGGAACTGTCTTTTGTAGACCTTCATTGTTTGTCTCCTATGGTCAAAGGTTGTGATGTATTGTTAACTTCTTTTTTTTGTCATGTCAAATAAATTTGTTGAAAAGTTTTTTTAAAGTTGATAAACCATACTTAACCTTTCATATACACAGGAGAAGAAACATGAAAGAACACGAAGTCAGAAAGGCCATTATGAGCCGCAAGGACTTAACCGACGGTGACAAGGTGGTTATGCTTGCTATACTCTTAACAGTAGATTGGGAGACTTGGACCAATCCAACCAGCTTAAAGGCCATTGCAAATTTGACAGGCAAGAAAAGACCAAACGTTGCCAGGCACTTCAAGAAGCTGGAGCAGTTAAAACTGATAAGCAGAGATTGGTTTACAAGCCAAGTTTGCAAAGCTCCAATTATGAAAGTTCACCTTGAGAACATCAAGCAACCTGTTATCAATACGATAACACCACCTGTTATCAATACGATAACACCCCGTTATCAAGATGATAACACCTCCTGTTATCAAGATGATAATACCCCTGTTATCAATTTGAGAACACACGCTGTTATCAATTCGATAACACTAACAACTAACTTTAATAATCAATCTATATATCAATCTAATATCAATATGTATGGCCTGAACGTTGGAGAGCTTTGGGGAGACGAATTAAGAGAAGAAGTAGAGGAGAATTTAAAAGCAAAGAAGGAAGGTGAGAAATGAAAAGACTAGGTGATGAACTTGGAAAGCTATCAAGACAGCTTAAGGAAATGAGAAAGACAGTAGCTGAAATGAACAGCGACAAGCCAAAGGTCAAAGTCCAGCTTCAAGACTTTAGACACATCAATCCAAGCAACCTTGAAGAAGAAGACTTGGTCTTCAAAGATGCACCTTTCTTTCAATGCAAAGTCCTTCCCTTCTGCGGTCGGTGCAAAGAGGGCTTCATTTATCAAGCAAATGAACAGAACACACTTGACGCTAAGGTGTGCAAGTTCTGTGAGATACCAAGGCGAAGAATGGCCAAGCTCACCAAGCTCCAACTACCTAGTGATTCTTATGGTATGCACTTCAAAGCATATGAATGGGATTCACCACACCAACAGCAAAGAGTCCAAGGCTTATTGGATTGGATCAAGAAACCAAATGAAAGACAGATACAAGCAAGTCCTTCTTTATATCTTCGTGGTGATCCTGGCAATGGCAAGACTTCCCTGCTTTACTGCCTAGCAAAAGACGCTATTTTCAGCGGTCAGCGAGTCATGTATATCTCACATAATCAGCTTATTGACCAAATCAAAAGATCATTCAATGGTGAGAAAGACCCATTGAAACATTGGCTTGATAAGACTGACTTGCTGCTCTTTGATGAATTCTGTGGTGTTGGTGGTGGTGCAAATCAAACCCAATGGTTTAAATCGACCACAGCCGATATAGTGCAGAAGATATATGAGCGGTGGAAGTCAGGCCAGCTGTCAGTTGTCTTGACTTCCAACTTGACCAACCAACAACTCAAAACAGCCATTGACTACAACAAAGCTATCTTAAGCAGGTTCATAGCCATGTTTGGTGAACCTGTGAACATGATAGGAAGAGACCGAAGAGTCACAGACAATCATCTTCTCAATGCTTGGATAGGATAAGGCTTTAGCCCTTTGTGATTAATAAGTGTTGACTTGTCTTGAAAAAGTCTTTTGTATGGGAAAGAATCAGATAGTGTCACCTTCTTTAATTCTAATTAACACCTTTTCAGTGACAGCAAGTTGTCTCGTTTTGTGTTAGTTTTTAAAGGTCCTTATTCATAGCTTTTTTTACTATCTGATTACTTTTTTGTTTTCTTCTCAGTCTCTACAGTGTATACTTAGTTTCTCATGTAGAGAAGGAGACAAACATGGAGAAGAAACAAAGAAGGCAGCCCATCACCTTCAGAACAAGTCAAGAGAACATTGACTATCTTGAAGACATAGCCACAATCAACAAACGTACAGTCAGTCAAATTGTGGATTGGGGAATCACCTATGTCATTGAACACCATCGAAGAGCTGGAACAGGAAATCAAACAGGCCTTGAAGTATTACAACTTTTGGGATCAGCAAAGACACCTTCCAACGGCAGCACAAACAGCGGACTACTTTGCAAGCAGACTGCAAACACTAAGGAGCAAACTAAATGAGCTTAAGCGTGAACGAAGTGACCTTGTTGGGCCACCTAGGAAAAAACCCAGAATACATTGACGAACATCAACAAGTTGCCATCTTTTCACTCGCAACAAATGAAAGCTATCAAGACAGGCGGGGAGAATGGCAAACTACAACAGAATGGCACAGGATAAAGGTTCGTGGTCCACTTGCAGAAAGAGCAGTAAGAAGCCTTAAGAAAGGTTCAAGAGCTTATATCAAGGGCAAAGTGTCAAGCTATGAAAACAAAAGTGGAGTACGCAAATGGGAAATCATAGCTTTCAAGTGTGGTGGTCTTGATAAGACACAAGCCCACTTCGATGATTCAAGCGAGCTATTACCACCCGAACAACCACAGGCAAACACCTACCCCAAATCACCTTGGGGAAAATAACCACAATGAAAGATTGGAAGACCATGAACATGACACATCAATTCCCTATTCCCTTTGACTTTTCAACACTCCGAAATATCAAAGGGCGAAAGCTACCCAAAGAAACCAAGTTAAAAATGATTAAGGAAGGCCTTCAAGCTGGTCTACCCTTGAATAAGATTAGTGTTGAGATTGGCTATTCACCATCTTATTTGATGAATGTCTTGAACAAGAATAAAGGCTTTGAAACCCACAAGCTATATGATGACCTTTGCAGAATCATGAAAGAGGTCAACAGTGGTCGAAGTGTTGAAGACCAGCTTAAGGACACCATTAAAGATCAACAAAAACTTATTGCTGAATATGAGGAAGTTATCTTGGCACTTGTTGAAAAGTTGGAGGGGGCTAAATGACAACCTGGCAAAACAGAGCAAAGCAGCTTAAGCAGCAAGGCCTGACCATTGAGGAAGTCATACAAGCCTTAGAAGATGAAGGCTATCGAAGGCCAAGCGGTGAATGTTACACAAGATGGTTTATCCAACCAATCATCAAGGGCATTAATTCACAGCGTGGTTATCGCAAGACAGGTGTCTATGATCTTACACCACAGGAAAGGAGGCTGCATGATGAACAAGTCAAGGAACGTCAAAGGCAACGGTCCAAGCGGTGGAAGGAAAACAACCTTGAACGCCATCGTGCGTATCAAAAGCAATACCAACAAGAATATAGAGACTTATTGAAGGAGCTTAAACAAGCATGATTCATTACATATATGAAGATGAAATTGGAAGTGTGGAACTTATTGACCATATGGGAACAGACAAAAGTGCTGTCAATGCTGCTAGAGTATCATTCTTAAAAGACAGCAAAGGCAAGGAACTGACTGCCAGAGATAAGAACCTTATCAACTTCTTGGTGGGTCATAATCACACTTCACCTTTTGAGCACATGCAAGCAACCTTTAGGTGTACCGTTCCTTTATTTGTCAGAAGTCAGGTGATGAGACACAGAACCTTTTCTTACAATGAAGTGTCAAGGCGGTATACTGCAGACAACCTTCAGTTTTGGAAGCCTATGGTCTTTAGAGGTCAAAGCAAGTTAAACCTTCAATGCAGTGAAGGCACTACAACCGAGCAAGAAGCCTGTCATGATCTTTTCAACCATTGCATAGCTGAAACATTAAAGCACTATCACAGCCTACTTGACAAAGGGGTAGCAAGGGAGATGGCAAGGGCTATCCTACCACAAGCCCTTTACACCACCTTTTACATGACAGGCAGCGTTCACAATTGGGTCAAGTTCTTAAAGTTGCGTCTTGATGAACATGCACAGATTGAAACACAGTTGATGGCCAAAGCAATTAAACAAGACCTTTTTGAGCTTTACCCCATAACCATGAAGGCCATGATGGGAGAAGATAATGGATAATAGTAAACAACTTGCACACACACACGCGCGCGTAATCACTGACCTTGTAGAATTAAGCAAGCGATTAAAAGAGAAAGTGATTCTTGAAGGTGACTTGGCAAAAGAGAGTCAAGACCTTTACAATTATATTATGTCAACCCTCCATGAAGCATACGGTGAACTATATGGCTGGAACAAAGAAGAAAACAGCGACCAAGAGAAAAAGCCCGAAGCTATCCAAGACTAAAGACACCATCAAGAAAAGTGTGATTGACCACCTAGAGGTTGGAAACACTATTGAAGCAAGTGCCTTCAAGTCAGGTATTAGTAGAGGAACGTATTATAATTGGTACAATGCAGATGAGCAGTTTGCCCTTGCTTGTGATGAAGCTATGGCCAAAGCAGAAGAAGCCCTTCTAAACCAAATCATGAGAATGGCTATCACTCGTGATGATTGGAGAGCACCAGCTTGGATTCTTGAAAGACGCTTTCCCGACCGTTGGGGGGCAAAGCAAGAAATCAAGATGGAGACTACAAGCAAGTCTGATGGGACTAGCGAAGTCTTATCAATGCTTGAACAAATTAAGAAAGGTCCTTCACAGCCACAGGAGAAGTGTATTAACACAGAAACTGTGAAGGACCAATCAACCTAGAAGACTAGGAGACCTTCAAGGGCATGACACTCCCTCAAGCCATGAATAACAGATATTATGACAGCAATCAAACTAAACGAACTACAAAGACAAATCATCACAGCCATTAAAGATGAACAGAAGGTAATCAGTGCAAGGTGTGGCTGGGGTAGTGGAAAGACTTGTGCTTTGGTCTTCTCCATTCTGTTCATTGCCAAGACAAGACCAGGCACTTCCACCTTGGTAGTCACTGACACCACACCAAGATACAACAGTGTTTTAATGCCCGAAATGCAAAAGTGGTTGTCTCCACTTGGTTGGACTTACAACCACACCAACAAGCAATGGCTTGATCCCTCCACAGGTTCAACGGTGTGGTGTCGTTCCTACTATCGACCAGGAACAAGAGACGCTACCCACAACCCACTTGAAGGTTTAAATATCACAAGCGGTGTATGCCTTATTGATGAATGTCAAACCCTTGACATGGAGGTGGCACATAAAGCCCTTGGCCGTCTTCGTGCTGGCCCTTCACCAATCTTGATATTGGTGGGCTTACCTGTGGCAGATGCTTGGTGGTGCTCGATGGCGGAAAACGCTGGCTACATTCCTATGTTGTTCACAAGCTATGTCAACCAAGACAACCTTGCTGATGAATGGTTTGAAGCCACCAAGCTACTACCTGCCGAAGAACGTGAAGCAATGATAATGAATAAGCCCAAACCACCAACGGGCTTGATTTATCAAGAGTTCACAGAAGGCCACATTATTGAAGATTGGACTTACAAGCCCACCATGACAGGAAGGATCGCCATAGATTGGGGATTCAGAAAACCAAGCGTGTTGATTATTTGCCATGATGAAGACCTTGAAGCTGATATAATATGTCACGAGTTCAACCCAAAGGAGGTGACCACAGAACAGTTGACAGCACTTATCCTTTCAGTAGCTTGGCCAAGGTCACTAAAAGACCAAGCACCAAGCGATAGAATATGGTTAGACACAGGGGTAGCAGACAAGGCAGGCAAGGCAAGGAACGACCAAACGGGAAAAAGTGCTTTCCGAGTAATGAGACAACCACCACCTTTGGGTCTTGGTCTTCCACTAAGATCAACCACTGATCCAATCAAGGTGGACATCTTGAACGGTGTGCAGCGGTTGAAACGTGCCTTCAATTCAAGACGCTACTTGATAACCAAGGAAGTTTGGGAACGTGGGGAACGTGTGACAGGTAACAGCATAAGGAAGGCCTTGCTGTCTTATGCTTGGGATAACAAGGAACAACCCAAGAAAGATGGAAGGGAAGACCCCCTTGATGCTTTAAGGTATGACTGTATTATCTTTAATTGGAATGATGTTGCAGTCGACCAAGGCTATAAACCAAGGGGCGGAATAAAGACAAGAGAAAAAAGACATGTTAGTGTTGGGGGGTCAAAAGTAAGGAGCTTTTAATGGAACTTATAGAAACCAGGCTGGCCATAGTTCTTCTTGACCTTATTGGGTCTACCAAGTTTGTCCAACATGCTGGTGCTATGAAGGCCGCAAAATGGTTGCAATACCATGACAGACTAACACGTTCCTTGATTCTCAAGTTTAATGGTCGAGAGATTGACAGGTCAGATGGTTTTTTACTTTCCTTTGAAAGACCTGTTGATGCTGTGAACTTTGCCTTGCACTATCAACAGCACATACCACCAAAGACCAAGTTGCAATGTAGGATTGGGATTCATTGGGGGATTGTGGTGGAAGTCAAGCAAGATGAAATTTACACCTTGGGCGGTGCAAAGCAAGTGGAGCTTGAAGGGGTCGCTAAGAACATAGCAGCAAGGACCATGTCACTTTGTGGAGCGGGTCAAGTCCTCTTAACCCAAGAAGCCATGAAAGCAGTCAAGCACAGAACGAATAGGTTTACCCCAAAGGGCACAAGGTATGCTTTAGCAGGTGAATACAGGTTCAAAGGTGTAAGAGAAACCCAAATCATCTACACAGTTGGTTCAACCATTGAAAGTCTTCAACCACCCAAGGGCAGTGAGAAGGTTAAGCGTCTTGGTGGACCTAAACGAATAAAAAGCAGAATGAGAGACAAGAAGTTGAAAGAATGGATATGGTTCTTATTAACCAGGACAGCACTTGTTTTTATTTGCTGCTTAGTCACCATGGTTGGTCCTGCCTTGCTCGATAAGCATAAGCGTCTTATGAGTGGCCTTGAAATATGGTTTGGGTGGATTGACCCCATAGCCGAACTGATTCAAAACATAATGGAGTTGATACCATGAAAGATGAAAAGAAAAAGAGTCATGTTGAATTCACCAAAGATCAAAAAGCAAGGCGTGGTTGGTGGTTTTCAGTCTTCTTCTTAATCTTGGTTGTGGCCCTTATTCTGTTCTTAACCTATGTCAAGATAGTTGATGAAAACAGAGATGTGCTAGTGGGAATACTTGGTGTCATCACAGGCAGTATTTCAAGCATGGTGGCCATTGCTAGCGGTCGTGACCCTTCAGAAGTGGAAGAGTTGAAAGACAAACTAGCGAGTGCAAATGCTGACAGAGAGGCACTGATAGCAAGACTTCGTGATGCACAAATCCAAATGCAGTTGAAGACTGACCAGCTTATGGAACTTCAGACAGCGGTTATTGATAAACTTTCTATGTTTGCCAATCAACACCCGATCAAAACACAAAGTGAAGAGCAGGTTATCTTGCACCCAAAGGTTGAGGAATGGATCCCAAAGGGATAGCCCAAGGCCATATTAAACTTGTCCTAAATTCATTGAAAGAAATGAAAAGACCTTGAGCTGCCTTCATATATCACTTGATTTTATACTGAACAACCTTTTATTGATAAATTATGTTATAGGTGCTTATATGTTAAAAGAGACACCAACACACTAGTGAGTAGCCAATGGATCAACAAGGCAAAGATAAGACACCTAGACACCTTAGGGCACTGTCACCACGTTTTGTTACTAAGGGCATAACAGGAACACAGCTTGGCGGTGGTGTCATCACAGGCAAAGAAAACAATCCACAGCTTACGGGCCTTAATTGGGTAAGTGAAGCTGAAGAGATGTTAAGGACTGACCCAATAGTAAGAAGGTCTTGGCACATGCTAAGACAAACTTTGTTAAGTGCTACTTGGCGATTCATACCAGGCCTTGAGAATGACCCTGTAGCTGAAAGATTAGCCAACTTTGCAAATGAAGCCTTTGGCTTTGATGGTTACAGCGGCCAAATGTCAGTATCTTGGGAAGACCAGCTGTCTTACCTGTTCGAGTTCATACCACTTGGTTACAGATATGCTGAAGAAATCTATCGTGTTGGGTCTGACTGTGAAGGCAAGGTTAGAGTATGGCTTGACCTTTATGCAGACAGAGAACCAAGTGCACATCAAAAGTGGTTAAGTAGAGACAATCAACATCTTGATGGTGTACTTCAAAACACAGTTGGCTTGACTTACACACCCGAACCAATCCCAGCAAACAAGTTGTTACTGCTTACCTTGAACAGAACAGGAAGCAACTTTGAAGGGGTAGGAATGTTAAGGCCTGTTTGGTGGTGGTGGAGAACTAAACAACGTGTGTCTAATCTCATGTGCGTTGGTCTTGACCGTTGGGCGGTTCCCACACCAAAGGTGAAAGTCGACCGCTCCAAAGCTGAGGAGCTAGGCTTAACAGATGGTGACATTGATGCAATGCTTGATGATGCCGAAGCACAAGCCCAAAGTTTTATCAGTGCAGAACAAAGCTATTTGGTAGAAAATGGTGCTGTTAGCTTTGACACTTACGCAGTACAGCCCAACTTATATGCAAGTGGACCAATCGACATTATCACCAAGTGTGATGGACAAATCAGTGCTGCCTTCCTCACTCAGTTTGCAGACCTTGGCAACACTGAAACAGGGGCAAGAAGCGTTGGGGAAGTTCATCTGTCTGTTTTCAGAAGGGCAGCCATCAACCTTTGTGACCTTGTAGCTAGTCAAGTCAGTGGAGTTGATCGAAGGGGCGGTGGAACTATTGGCCGCTTGATCCGTTGGAACTTTGGCATGGTCGACCCCTCCAAACTTCCAAAGCTAGTGCACACAGGACTTGACACAGATGACCTTGCAGAATCATTGGGAATGCTGCCTGGCCTTGTGCAAAGTGGTTTACTCACTCCCGATGATGAACTTGAAAGAGCAATAAGAGAACGTCTTGGTGCAGGTGACTTGCCCGAAGATGCACAAAGAACAGCCATTGAAAGAACATCATCAATAGGCGGTCGTGGTGGTGTAGCTTCCCTTGCTGAACAGCTCATTAGGAGAAGACGGAATGGTTAGAACAGAAGCACAAACACCAGCACCCAAGAAAGACCAAATCAAGGGAAGTAAGACCAATCCCAAGGGTAGTGCTTCAGGCTCAAGAGGTGGAATAGAGATTGGTGATAGCGCAGTCAAAGCACTTGAGAACCTAAGAGACCGACACAATAAAAGATACAAGTCTCAGTCTAAGCAAGTAGACCTTGGCATGTTAAAGGCAGTCTTTAGACGTGGGGCAGGTGCTTTTTCTGTTAGTCATCGACCAGGTATGACAAGGACACAATGGGCATTGGCAAGAGTAAGAACCTTCCTTAAGTTGGTCGGTACAGGTGAGAGAAAGAAGTCTTACACAACCGACCTTGACCTTTTACCCAAAGGCCACAGACAAAGAGTTGAAGCCAAGGTTGAAGCCTTGGCCATACCTGACAAATACAGCCACATTGACTTCACACCACCAAAGGGAGCACAAGACGCTGCCAAACGTGCCTTGGAAGTTAGAGCAACAAAGCCACCTTCACAGCGTGGTATGACACCTGTGGGAATTGCTAGAGCTAGAGACCTAGCCAATGGAAAAACACTTTCACCCGAAACAGTGAAGCGTATGCTTGCCTACTTCACCCGTCATGAAGTTGACAAACAAGGTTCAACTTGGAGCGACCAAGGGAAGGGTTGGCAGGCTTGGCAAGGTTGGGGCGGTGATGCTGGTTATTCTTTTGCAAGGAAAGTTGTGAACCAAATGAAAAGAGCAGATGAAAAGCAAACAGCACTTCGTGCTTATGGTGAAGCAATCCAGCTCACCAACCTTAGAGAACCATCTTATGACTTGCCCGAAGGCTTAACCATTGGTAAACCGTTCAAGACTTTGGCCCTTGGTCAAGTGTCTTCTAGAATGAACGGTGAAAACATTGGCCAAGAAATAGACCATGAACTTCTTGGTGAAATGATACGAGTATTTAAAAAACGTCAATATGCTGACCCTGTAATTATTGATTGGCAGCATGCAACAAGCCCCTTCCAAGGTGGACACCCAGCACCACCCGAAAGTGGGAACGCACTTGGCTTGATCGTAGACATTGAACTTCGAGAAGATGGCCTTTACGCAACACCAGCTTATAATGAAAGAGGCCTTGACGTGGTCAAGTCTGCAGGTGGTGTTCTTTGGTCTTCACCTGAGTTTATCGTTGGTGATGTCTTCGCCCGTGATGGTGGAGACCCCATTGGAAGTGCTCAACTTTTAGCAATTACCCTTACTCCACGACCTGCACAGTCTAATGATAAGATTGGTCGTGTACTCTTAAACGAAAGGACAACCTCAATGGATAACATTGAAGCCCTATCTGTTGAAGAACTTCGTCAAATGCTTGTCGCTAAAGACGCATTGGTCAAGGAGCTTGAACAGAAAATGAAGGACATGATGGAAGATTCAGAAGCCGCAATGGTTGACGAAAAAGAAGAAACCATGATGGAAGAAGAAGACAAAGCCGAAAAGATGGCGGAGTCTAAAGAAGAAGATAAAGCTGAAAAGATGATGGAAGATGAAGAGAAGAAGTCTTACAAGATGAGTGAGACCTTGACTGAGTCAACCCTTCTTAGTGAAGTCCAAGCCTTGCGTGAAAACAATGCTAAACTATCACAGCGTCTTGAAGCTATTGAAGCCGAAAAGAAAGAAGTTGAAAAGCGTGAAGCGGTCAATCTTCTTCTTAATGAAGGCAAGATCACACCAAGTGAAGTTGAAGTTGCTGGCAAGGCCTTTGAACTTCGTGAACTTCAAGGTGAGTTTTGGACTATGTTCTCAGAGCGACCTTCAAACAGTGCTGTGCCATTGGTAGAGGTTGGTCATGGTGCAAGTGGTCAAGAGATTAACAAGGCTACCCTTGACCAAGAAGTAAGAAAACTAGCTAGTGAGAAATCAGTTAGCTATTCAGAAGCCTTGAACCTTTTCGCTAAATCAAACCCCGAATATTACAATAAGGTCTTTGGAGCTTAATCATGTCAAATATTATCAATTCTTTTGTAGCTGCAGAAGCTATCACTGAGTTTGCCCTTGTTTCTGTTAACACAGCTGGCAAAATTGTTATTACTGATGCCGCTACTGATGCTCGTTGCGTTGGTATTGCACAACGTGCTTGTGCAAGCGGTGACAGTGTGGAAGTTCTTGTACAAGGTGTAAGTCGTGTGATTGCAGGTGCAACCATTGCCAACACTGTTTCCCTTGTTATGGCTGACACTGATGGGAAAGTTGTTACTCATGCAACAACAGGAAACTACAGCATTGGTCAAATCCTACCTAACATCAACCAAACTTCAGCAAGTGCAAGTGATCAAATTTTGATTAAGTTCACAGGCCCTTGCAACCTACTTCCATAAAGGAGCTTAAAACATGGCTAGTTCATACGCTAATTTACACCCCGTTGACCAAATTTTAACAAGCCTTGTTCAAGAAGCTGTTCCAAGTGATGACCAGCTTATCGCTGACAAGGTTCTTGAGACCATCAAAGTTCCCGAGCGTTCAGGCACTCTTTTAGTTGAGAACACCCGCAACTTTATGGGAGCAGGTGCAGGCCTTGACATCGAGAGAGCTCCTGGCTCAAGTCGTGCTTCTATTGGTGGCTTTGATCGTTCAAGCCAAACCTTCAAAGCCAAGATTTATTCAGCAAGCGATTCAATCGCAATGGAAGACATCTTTGACAGCCAATATCCTGGCAGTGAAGAAGCACGTATTGCCAAGAAGGTTGCACGTGTGATGAAACTTGCACGTGAGAAGAGAGCAGCTGATTTATTATTTGGTACAAGCAACTTCAACAACAACAATTCAACAGCTGAATTTGGTGGCAAGTTCAACGCTGCAGGTGCTGAAGGTCTTAGCTATCTCCACGAGCTTAAGGACTCAGTCTTTGAAGCAGCACATGGAATCAATCCTGATACCTTAATCTTTGGCCGTCAACTCTTCAGAGAGCTTGCACGTAACCCAGAGGTCCGCGGTTATGTTGGAGATTCAACTGCAGGTATTGCTAGTGGTAATCGTATCTTAAATGATGAAGCTGTTATCGCTGTGCTTCGTGATGTCCTTGGTATTCCAAACATCTATGTTGGTCAAGCTCGTCAAGACACTGCAGTGCCAGGAGCTACTTCTTCAGAAAGCTACATTTGGACAGGTGACAGCTTGTTTATGGGTATCCTTCGTGGTTCTGATGCTATCGTTCAAAAGAGCGGAAACGTCAAGGGTATGCCTGTTGCTGCTCTTAACCTTGCTTTCTCTGATATGGTAAGCGGTCAGTATGACAGCCTAGACAAAACACGACGTTATGTTTGGGGTGAAGAGGTTAACTCTTTCCACGCTGTAGATTCAACCCTTGGTCGTATCATTACCGATTGTCTATAAGGTGAAAGATGCTTTGTACATGTGGCCAACAAATATCCTTATTTGCTGAGAATGACGCTGATAAGGAAGCAATAGAGGACTTGACAAGACAGGCAAAAAGTCAGTCAGGTCCAATGGCCACATTGACAAGGGCAAGACGTGACCAACTCAAGGCAGAAGTGAAAGCTGAACAGGCCTTTGCTAAGTCCTTGCAGCAAGGAGCTTT